ATGAGTAAAAAATAAAAAATAAATTACTTTATATAGAATATTAAATAATAATTATAAGAGTAGTATAGTATTCTATATATAGTTTTTAAAACAACTGCTTATTTTATATTTTTCTCTGAAACGTAATACAGGAGCGGCTTTGAGGCGATAAGCAAAAAAATGTAAATTTATTTTCTGAATTTTGGCTTGTTTACAATCGAATTTTTGATGAATTTCATGGAATTTTGAAAAATATTTCTATTTTTGAGAACAACCTATTATTTTTTACACTATATTTGACGCGATGATAAAAATTCAATATGAAAGTATCGGAATTAAAACCTCTTGAAAAGAACCCGTTCAAATCGGTCGGCGATGAGCACAATGGCTGACTTCTTTGGAGGTAGTGGCGTTACAATGGTTACAGGACATCAATTGAATATTAAAACGTTTTTAATGGAATATGACCCTAAATACTGTCAAGTAATTATTGACAGAATGAGAAAATTAGATAGTAATTTAATTATTAAGAAAAACGGAAAGGTAATATAATTATGGCACTATACGATAAAAATAAATTATATGAACAATCAAAGGAAGCGATAGAAAAAAACAATCTTTTTTTTATTGAGGATATAGTTGCGTGGCTACCTTGTACAAAAGCTACATTTTATGAGTATTTTCCATTAGATTCTGACGAATTAAACGAGTTAAAAGGAATGTTAGAGGTTAATAAAATACGCACTAAATCATCTATTAGAGCCAAATTATTCAGGTCAGAAAAAGCTGGTGAGTTGCTGGCGTTGTACCGGTTGATATGTACACCAGAAGAGCGCAGAATGTTGAATCAGAGTTATTTGGAAACAGAGTATAAAGGCAAAATAGACATTGGTTCACCGCTTGACAATATAAGAGCTAAACTAAACATTGATAAAAATGCTGGAGCTGACGAGTAAGCAGACGCAGGCAATTGATTTACTTACTGACCAAACTACTGACTATGTTGGATATGGCGGTGCTGCTGGAGGCGGAAAATCTGTTTTAGGTTGCGCTTGGCTTATTTTATTAGGTTCTGAAATAGCTGGAGCTAAATTTTTCATAGGTCGTGATTCCATAAAAGACACAAAAGCTTCAGTAATTAAAACATGGTCGGAGGTAGCAAAGATGCTACAATTTAGCGATTATAAATTCAATGATGTAGGTATATTATTTGGTAACGGTACAGAAGTAGAATTACTTGATCTTACTTTATATCCATATAAAGATCCTTTGTATGATCGTCTTGGATCAAAAGAATATACAGTAGGGTGGATAGAGGAAGCTCAACAAGTTAATTATTTAGCGTTTGAGGTACTTAAAACAAGGGTTGGAAGGTGGAAAAATAATCTTTGCAAATCAAAAATATTATGTACATTCAACCCTAAAAAAAATTGGGTAGATTCAACATTCTACCGTCCATTTGTAAACGGAAAAGAAGATAAAGGAACGCGATTTATTTATGCACTCCCGAAGGATAACCATTACTTACCTGATGAATATATTAAAAGATTGTATGAGCTGAAAGATGAAGCAACAAAACAAAGATTATTATTTGGCAATTTTGATTATGACGATGATCCAACCGCACTACTTTCATTTGATGATATAACAGATATTTGGAAACCAAAAGAGATAACTGACGGAATAAAATATATAACTGCGGATATTGCAAGATATGGGAGCGATAAAGCGGTCATAATGCTATGGAATGATTTGCAAATAGAGGAAGTGATAACATTTGATATAAGCAGCACCACTAAACAACAAAATACAATAAGAGCACTTGCAACTAAACATGAAGTACCAATGTTCAGAGTTATTGTTGATGAGGATGGCGTAGGCGGAGGTGTAAAAGATTCTCTCGGTTGTGTTGGCTTTGTAAACAATTCAAGTGCACGTAATAAAAATTACTCAAATCTAAAATCGGAATGTGGTTATAGGCTTGCTGAAATATTCAATAAAATAAGCGTTAAGGCTAATATTTCGGAAGACGTGAAAGATATTATTAACGCTGAATTAGGACAGTTAAAAACATATGATAGCGATAAAGATGGAAAACTAAAGATACTACCTAAAGAAAAAATAAAAGAGAATATAGGTAGATCACCTGATTATTTAGACAACTTCATTATGCGGATGTATTTTGAGTTGAAACATTTCGAATTCCACATAGTCTGAAAAATTTGTTTATTAATTAAAAAACCCTTATCTTTACCATACGAACATATAAATATATTCCTATGGCTTTTATATATTGTTACACAAATAAAATTAATGGCAAATCGTACGTTGGGCAAACTATTGATATAGATAAAAGAAAATACCAACATGAATGGGATGCTTTTATAAGGAAAAGTAATACATATTTCCATAAGGCTTTGCGTAAATATGGATTAAATGCGTTTGAGTTTTCTGTTTTAGAGGAAATAACAGGAAATGATTTAAATGTTATGAATGAAAGGGAAATTTATTGGATAAGTAAAATTGGATCATTTAAACCAAATGGATATAATTTAACTATTGGTGGAGGTGGTTCTAATGGCTTTAAAGCGTCCCAAGAAACACGCAAATTGCTGAGTAAAATTAATAAAGCAAAAGGAAAAGATGCTACAAAAGAGGCTAATAAAGCATATCGTAAAAAACTGCAAGACCCTGAATTTAGGGAAAAACAAAGGGAGCGATTATTAAAGCTAACAAAGGAGTTAGGGATGAGTAAAAAGGGTACAACTAAACCTAAAAATATACAGGCAACATGCACATATTGTGGTAAAGAATATATGGTGGCTGCCACACATACAAGTGTATCAGATAATAAGTTTTGCACTAAAGTTTGCCAATCACGATGGAGAAGGGCATCAGGATTAGATAATGAAGACAGAATATGCGTTATTTGTGGTAAAACTTTTAGCGTTAATAAGTATGACAAGACAAAATGTTGCTCAAGGAGTTGTGGAGCAAAATTAAAATTAAAAAACGGCGGAACTGCAGTGTTTAGATGTAAAGAATGCGGAACAGAATACGAAGGATATACGTTGGTTAAAAATAAATTTTGTTCCGAAAGATGTAGAAGTGCAGACAAAAGAAGACGATATAAAAATAAAGAATAGCCACAAGAAAAAAAAAATATTTTTTTTTGATTTTAAAATTTGCATTAATGAATTATTATTCGTATCATTGCGAGATAAAAACTAAAAAAACGAAATGAGTTTTTTTAAGAGAAAAAGGAAAACCGACACACAGAAATTCATTCGTGAATTTTATACCGAGATTATCGGGAGTAACCCTGTTGTTTGGTACAGCTACAACGCTGAAGACTTTGTGAAGAACGGTTACACGTCGAACGCTGAGATTTATAGCATTGTAAAAAAGATCATCGATAAGGCCAACATTGCAACACCTTACGTTTATGTTGATAAACAAGGAGTTAAATCGAGAAGATACTTGACAACGAAAGGATCGAGAGACACGGCCTTCGGTGCTGCCGAACATCGTCTCGAGATACATAAAGCGCTCGATTACGCACCTGACAATCTCGATTTGTCGATGTTATTGAAGAAGCCGAACGCGGAGCAAACATGGAGGGAGTTTATCACGCTTGCAAGAATTTTCTATTTCGTACAAGGTGAAGCGTTTATCTACCGCGAGGCAGGAGATGACAATTGTGCATTATCGCTTCATGTTATCCCTGCGCACCTGATGAACATGCACATCGATAACGGAAAGCTGGTAGGATGGAGGATGAATTTGTTGAACGGACAGTTTCGCGATTTTCTCGGCGACGACATGAACGACATACTTCACATGAAGATGCCTAACCCGTTGTTCGACGCGAAATATAGTCAGTTTCGAGGATTGTCTCCGTTGCTTGCAGGTTTGAAATATTTGAAGCTTGACGACACTGCTATTGAGAGCTGGGTTAAGTCGGTTGAGAACGAAGGAGCGAAAGGACTTATTTCACCGAACCATCCGAACCCTGAATTGTGGTTGACGCCTGATCAGGTTGACAAGACGCAGGCAACGGTAGAGACAAAGATACACGGATCTGATAACAGAAACAAGATCGTTGTAAGTGCAATGCCGCTGCAGTACACACACATCGGCTTGTCTCCTGATGCGTTGAACATCATACAGGGCCTTGATCATGCAGGTTACAAATTGTGCGATTTGTGGGGAGTGCCAGCAACGTTATTCGATCCGAACCCGACGTATCAAAATATGAAAGCTGCGAGTGAACGTTTCGTTAAGGAAGTTATATTGCCTTACTTGTCAGCTGAAGAGGACAAGCTAAACAGCTGGCTTGTTGAACCGTTTAAAGTACGCGACAAAAAGAATTACGTTATAGATTACGACTTGTCTTCGTATGAAGAATTAAGGCTAACAGCTGATCAAACAGACGCTTATTTGAAGACACATACGATCAATGAAGTGCGTGTGATGCTTGGCAGCGATGAGCTGGAAGAAGAATATGCAAATCAGGTGTTCGTACAGCAAGGGATGGTCCCGTTATCGGATTATAATGTTGAAGATATACAGATATGAGATTAACGCGTTACATACAGATCGAAAGCCGCAGGCAGGCAACTTATGAAAGGTTGTTTGCCAAAGAAGTATTGAAAGCGTTCAAAAAGAACGCAGAGATGTGGATCGATTTCAACATTGTAGGTAATGCAGTTGGTGAAGCACTTGAAAAGGTTTATCGAGTTACGTTGGAAGATTATCTTTCTAGACAATGGGATCAATTAGACGGCAACGTTATTCAGAAGAAAGAACGCTTTTTCATGCCTGCATGGTCGCAGTGGATAGAAAACTATATTTTGGCTACATTGGTAAACAAGGTAGTCGGCATTGACGATACGACACGTGAGCTTCTGATGCAGGAAACGATCGCAAGCACGTCGATCGGTGAAACGAGATCAGAATTTTCAAAGCGGATCATGAACGTGATGGGAGGTGCTGCAGGCAAAAGAAGGGCGAGAGTTATAGCGAGAACGGAGGCTGGTAACGCTATAAACATAGCAAAAGCGAAGTCGGCCGAAGATTGGGCAGCGCAAACCGACATACCGATCGGCAAATTATGGATACATCGAGGCGCGAAAGATCCGCGCGATTGGCATGTTGCGATGGATACAGGTGTTGAGATACCGAAAGATGAACCGTTCATCGTTACCGATCCGAATACAGGAATTACTGACAGAATGATGTACCCGCATGATCCGTCGGCTTCAGCAGGCAATGTGATCAATTGCGGTTGTCAGGTTATTTATGTTAGATTAAAAACACAACAAGATGGAAGAAATAATTTTTAAGAACCTTTCAGAATTTCGTGACATCGATGAGCAAACAGGTATCATCAAAGGTTACGCGAATGTTTATAACGTTAAGGACAGCGACGGAGACATCTCGCTGCCTGGATCGTTCTCGAAGACGGTCGCAGAGCGCGCGAAAAAGATAAAGATATTCAAGAACCACACACCTCAACTTGTCGGCGTTCCGCTTGAGCTTGATATCGCTGATCCTTATGGTCTCGGACTTACGGCAAAGATGCTGATGGATACTGATGCTGGCCGAGACACGTTTCATGAAGTGAAGTTTCTGCATGAAAACGGTTTCGAAAGCGGTATGAGTATCGGAGGTTGGGTTATCAAACGAAATGCGAAGAACAAGGCCGAAGTCGTCGAGTACAGGTTAAAAGAAATATCGGTACTTACAACCGAAGAACCAGCCAACCAGCTTTCGCTTGTAAGCGCGGTTAAGGCCGTGAAAGAATTGACCGAACCAACGCAGGAAGAATTTTGGAATATCATCGAAAAAGCTTACAACGTAAGATTTTCGGATAACATATTGAAATCGTTAGAACAATTTTTGACACTCAAGGAAAAAGAGCCTGATCAGCTTGATGCTGACACAACTCAAGCCGTTGAGCCGTTGATCGCAAATATTTACGAGTTATTCATTTAAACAAAACAACTATTTAAAAAAAACAATTATGGAAGATATTGAAAAACAAAAAGCAGAAGCTTTAGAAAACGTTAAGAAAACAGCCGAAGCGGCAGCGAAGATGACCGTCGAAGAAGCGATGAAAGCAGTTTCGGAAAAGATGGAAGAGATTGCAGGAAAGGTCGGTAAATCGGTAACCGAAGACGACTTCAAAAAAGAGATCGCCGAATTGCAAGCGCGCGTTAAACAGATCAAGCAAACAACTTCTGAAGAGAAGACGGCAAAGAGCATTAAAGACGCGATTGCCGATGCGCTTGTCGAAGGAGCTGAAAAGCTGAAAAACTTCAGAGGCGAGGAAAAGCTTGTAATGAAAGCGGTAACCGATGCAAGCTGGGCAGATGGTGCGCTTGACCATGCAACGTCGGAAGTACGTCCTACTATTTATAACAGTCCTTACTCGCCGCTTTACCTGCGTAACATTTTCCCGAACGTCGCTACCGACATGGGAACTGTTATCATTCCGCAAATCGGAGCGATCACAGGTGCTGCGGCAGAATGGGAAAGAGGCACGGGTGAGCTCGGCGCTGACGTAGCTAAACCTGAAGTTTCTCCTGCTTACA